CAATAACCGAACCTTATGCACTTGCATGGGATTTGTCAACAACTAAATATTTATATGCATACAACTGATCTGGTCAGCAGTAGCGGGCATTTACATATTCACGTGTCACTAAGTGATTATAACACCTGTTACATTTTTGTCAACGACATATATAGCAATCGTTTAAAAATGAAATGGTTCAACAATTACCAATCCGCTTTGGACTGGATAGACTCGCTATAACCTGGTCCGGCGTGCAGGAATCGAACCCACATTCTAGAGGTAGAAGCTCTATGTTCTATCCGTTGAACTAACGCCAGAAATTTGTACCATATTAAAGAACACTTAAATCAGGAATTCACGGCAACCTGTTTCTGATTCCGTAAGAGTTTACAAGCCGTCTTAAACATCCTCTTACGTTTAGTATTCTTTAATATGTGACATATACCATATTGAAATACACTATACGACATTCTCGACAACTTTCATTGCCCGGTGCCTTTTGCCCTAAGCAGTGTTTCGAATCTTACTTAGGCCGCTTCTATAATGTACTTCAATATGGTAGTCCCAAGGGGATTCGAACCCCTGTAACCACCGTGAAAGGGTGGTGTCCTAGGCCTCTAGACGATGGGACCATATAGTTCTTAACTGTGTTAAAGAGCGTGTCAACAACTACTCTATCGTTTGTTGCTAAGTGTTAATTATAACAGTCTTTGTATTATTCGTCAACTATTTTTTGTTTATTTGATCAACTTCCTTTTGGAACACATTGTCTTTTAACAGTTGCAAATTGTGTTCAAACCGTCCACGATTACTTTGGACAAAGTTGTTGGCACGATCAAAGTCCTTTAATACGTCAAGATTGCGTTCAACAGCATAGTAGCAACGATCAAATGGATCCTCCATATTTTGGTAACTATGATCAATAATGTCATCAAACACATCGAACCCATACTCGCGCATGATATCAGCACAACACCAGCCGCCTACCCAAATTGGCAATGTGCCACTGTATATACTCATTAAAGTTTTTTCTGTTATTATAGTTTCTTTTTCAAAGAAAGCAGGTTCTGTAACAACACTTATGCACGTGGGTTCGAACACTTCTTTCTGTAAAAACTTTTGATAGTTTTCAGAATTTTGAACATGTTTATATTGCAATCCGCGATCCAGCAAGTTCTCCTGCCCCAGTAAAAAGTTTTTTGTATCAATTGTTATAGGTGTGTCTAATATTAATTGTTTATATTTTTCAGTTAAGTTGGCCAATGATGATGTTGATATGGCAGGCTTTTTCCAGCACAATGTATAGTTGTAGTTGGTCAATTTAAAATGTTCAATCAATACCAACAAGAACTCTCTGTGAAATCTTGGCTTATTAATCATAAAATTAAAACATTGTTTACGGTTACTCCATTCTGGTATAATGTTCTGATTAATGAATAATTGTACTTGGTTACCAAGGAAACTTGGGTAACGTAAAATGTTATAATCTTTTAATTCATCGTCGTGCTGCAATACATGATCCATTATTAATGTATGGTCGTGTGGATTACACATACTGTTATCTAATAATTCTTTTACATAAAAACAGCGATCGTTTTCGTTGTAATGATGATCTTGAACAAATATTGTTTCCGGTTTATGTAAAACTTGTCCATTGTAAACATACGAAGGTCCGTGTATTCTAATCATAGTTGTTTTAAAATATTTTCAAACTTTTTGGGCCATGCTTTTTCAAACTCGCATAATAGATTACGATTATGCATTGCTGCCTGATCAAATCTAGCATAGTCAACATTGCTATATACACGCCCAACAAACGACTCTAATTGGTCAACAATGCTAATTAATCGCTTTTGATGATCTACATTTTGATCGTAACTGTGATCAACATAGTCGTCAAGTACATCAAACCCGTATTGTTTCAAGTATTTTATCGACTGCGGGCTACAATACAACAACCACGGTCTGGGCATCTGTAACACTCTAAACAATTTTTCACTAAAGGTAATATGGCTGTCACTGATATAGGTTTCAAGTACTACACTGATGTTTGAATCAATTATACAAGATTCGAGTCCTTTGTAATTCTCAATATTATTATATGGAATTACATTGCAACTGGCTTGATGTTCTTGATTATATCTTTCCAGGTTGGCTTCTTGATATTGCCAATCATAATTTTCTTTTCTGAGTTCTATAGAGTCAGTGGACAATGTGCCGTTACGTAAACAATTGAAACTGACCAATCCGTGTGATAACAAATTTCTTCTTACCAGTTCATAAAATAGTTGTGATCGATCTCCGCTGATACGATTCATAAAACAATTGTAAGCAAAGGCGGGTTGTTTGTTGGTGTAAACTGGAGTATATTTGTTGATGTGCCAAAACTCTGGAACAACAGACAACAACTTCCCTTTGATCGGTGTCAACGGTATATTGTCAGTTACAACTATATCATTTGTCCAGGCACCAGGTTCATGCATAAACACACTGTCGACCAATCTCCAAGATATGTCTTTACGATTCTTGACGGCAAGAGCAAGTTGTTGATTAATTGTATTTTCTTTGTCTTGAAAACACCAGGTTTGTTCGTGTATAACTTTTTTTGGATCAAACATAAACTAAAAAAACATTTCCCAGTCAATAGGCGTCCGTGCCCAATTGACACTGAACTGAAAGTCAGTTGGCTGAGTATCCAAGTATCGTTGCATCATTTCTATCCTATGATCGATATTATGAAGATGATGAGCAGTTGATTGATCACCTATTTCCATCCATTCAACTGCATAGTCGGCATCGGGTGCAGTGGCAGTGACCAAAATTGTAGTATTGTTCAAACCAAAATTAGTCGCTGTTATCAAATCCATGTCACAGGTTATCGGCTGCCATGTGCTGTATTGTGCTGATTCGGCTGCCAAGCATGTGATGACAACACCAACTGTGGCAGTCAATGTCTTCAATTGCAATGCCATTAATCGAGTGTCGCCGCAATCAACCAATAATTGATTGTTATGTTTGTGTACCAATATGGGTTTACGAATAGGTTCTTGATCTAAATTTTGATAAAAAAAATTGACCCGTAGTAATCTTGCAATTTCGTTTTGTTTACTTGCTGCCCAAGTTAATAAATTGGTACCATTGATTTCCAGTTGTTGATTTACAACGTGGCACGCTCCGTCAAGTGTCTGCACAGGTGTCAAACTTGATGCAGGTATTGCAGGATTATAAAACATGCAATACGTGGAGCCTAGTGCTGTCTTTAAAATATCTTTCATGCTGTTACTTAATCAATAATTTTTCAAGAACTTTTCCAAATCACCATACAACTGTGCTGCCACTGCTTCGCGGCTACCAAACATATACACACGAACAGGTATACGTTTTACAAGTTCAATGTAGTAAGGAGTTTGAAGTTTGCGGTCCAGCGTAAGAACAATACGACGATTACCCGGTGAGGGTTTAATATCAATTCCGTAATGTGCTATGTCCAACACACGACTAAAAACATAATACCCGTGTTCGCTCAATCGCATGCCACCGGTCTTACGAATATTTGCCCACCAAGATCGTAATGCAGATTCCACTGACTCTTCAAACTGTTCCGGCAGCTCTGCTACCAATGCTTCGGTTAATTTTAATTTGTCACGCACTAGTTACTCGATGTAACTGTGTTGCCTTGCTGTAACAACACCACTGTGAATTTGTCAGTTTTGAACTGTGTGTTCAGCTTCTTGGAAAGATTGTGTGCATGTCCCGGATTTGAAAACGACACTTTCTTGTATTTGGGCCCAGGATGCTGGACCAGCATGTTACTGGTTTTGAGATTGATAGGGCCACCGTCAAAAAACACAGCCCACACCCCGTCTGACGACAATACCTGTTCTGTTTTGTAAGTTGACTTGTTGGTTAGTTCTAGTAGAACTTTTGGTTTGGGTCTTGACATCATTAAACTCCTACATTTATTTATGCCAAATATAGGGAGTTATTAGAACGACCCACCTTCAACTTCTACAGTAATTTTATCGTTTTGTTGTGCGTTTACAGCGACCTCTCGCAAATTGTGCAAAGTCAACAGCAATTTGGTAATGTCTGCATGTAGATCTTTGGCATCCTTTATTGGCATAGTAAAGTCTTTGGTTGCTCGTGCTTCAAAGCCTTGTACACGCTCAATGAACTTTTGGATATGGATACTCATTTTGTTAAGAATGGGGTAAGTTCTGGAGCATTCCATCCTAGAGGTTTAAGCACCTTGCCATCTTCACGTTTGCGAACCTTGCCGGTTTCTCGATCAATCTTGGCAAAGTTAGTTGACATAACTTCTTTCCACGCACCTTCGGCATCAAAGCCAGCGCTATGGATAGCACCAATAGTAACAACAAGAATGTCAATCAATGCGTCTAGTTGTTCAACACGATCGTTGGCGTGAATGGCCACTTGTAGTTCGTCGTGTTCTTCTTGTATTAGCCCAATATACATGTTGTATTGATCTTTGTTATAGTCACTTGTGGTTTGATCACAAGCGTTCATAAATTTTTCTTGGTCGCGAAATGGTGATGTCATACTGTTACTTCGTCTTTGTTATGAAATGGGCCTTGATATGGATAACGTTGCAGTGCAATCAGTTTTGGATCCTGTACCACTCGCCACTTGCGTCCGCGCTTGACCGAATACCAACCTGCGGCAAACCAAGACTTGCTTTTTCTATTCTTGGTATACAATGGCAACCGATGCGTCACGTCCCATACAGGATTATATGATCTTCCTACAACAGGAAAACCGTGTACCATACTGTTGTCAGGCTTGGACCTGAGCGGTTTCTTTTCAAACGTGATGTTGGCTTCACGTGCCGCCAGTCGAATTGTTTTAAATTGTTTTACTTGATCATGGATGCGAACTTGATACCCGCCGTCCCATGCTTCAATGTTGCCAACCTTTTGATCTTCATCTTGTAAGATCCAGTACTGCTTATCAGCTACTACTTTAGCTATTAACATTTAATACTCCTTTGTATGTTTCATTCATCCAGCGTCCAAAGCTGTCTGCATTGTCGCTACATCTATTCAGTTCGTACTTGCCGCAAAATTGCATAAACCGTACGCCCACTTGTCCAATATCTTTGTGTGAAACTTGTTCAATGATAGCCAGGTCCACTATGTCTTTGATGTCTTGTGGTTGATGTGTAAGATCAATCAATGCACGATTGCGCTCGTAGTCATCCAACACACGGTGTTCGTTGCCATTATGATCAGTCCACCTTTGCAACATCATGTTGTTCCAGTTGTAACCTTTTGTGTTACGATCTTCAAATGCTTCTGTAAGACCAACTTTGTTCTTGGTACCTTTGGTACGCACTCCGGGAAATGCACTAAACACATTGTCACTGGTATCGCCGCGCATGCACTTTTCAAACAACAACCAGGCTGGATCCGGAATCTTTTTAGGTTCTTTGGTTTTCTTATCAATCACAGATTTGCCTTTGGCATCAAAAATGCCTTCCATAGTAATAAGTTCGTCTGTGATACCATTGTACTGTTTTACATTAGATGCAAGTAACTGAACAAAGTCTGTGTCACTGCTGATAATAATATGTTCGTCTTGGGGATGCAAGTTGATCCAACGGGCAATAATGTCATCGCCTTCGGCAGTAGGGCATCTGAGCACACTACAGTTGGTTCGTTCTGACAAGTATTTAGTCAAATTGTCATACGTTTCCCAGAACATCTTATCTTCATCAGCTTCTGCTTCTGTAAGAGCTGCACGGGCCGCTGTACGGTTGGCTTTGTAAGGTTTATAGTGATCTTTACGCCAGCTACGACCTTCCAACGCAAAAACAACATGATCTGCTTCAAAACGCTTGACCACCTTGTTGGCACTCATCAGTGTTGTGTGTAATGCTACTCCAACTTTTTCCCACGGATCGCTGGCACGAAAAGCTGTGTGCCTGGCACGAAAAAACATATTGGCCGTGTCAATCAACACATAACGCATGGTAAAACCTTAAACTTTGTTGTTTGTATTGATATATTGTAACATAAAACGATTCCAAAAGCTATGGCCGTCCTTACCAAAATGCCACGAATCGGGCATAACCGTTTGGATACCTTTTGCTCTTATTCGGGCATTGTATGTGCCTTCTGGGTCGTAAGGGTCAATATAACTAGTGCCCCAGTCTTTGCGCTCTTTGATACTGCTAAAATCGTTGTTGCCGTTGAAGAAAATGTGGTTGACGCCCAAATCTTCTAATTCGGTATGCAGTTGCCAAATATCGTTGTGTGCTTGTAGAGTTTTTTGCTCCCAGTCTACCCCTACAACGAATTCTTTGTATCGTTGTTGGTGGTCTTCTGGGACATCATCCATGCCACTAGCACCAATTTGATAGTAAACATCATCAATCAGCCATTCTTCACGTTCCCACGTACTCCATTGGATAACCATCAACACTTCGTCTAAGTTGCGTATCTTTTCTAACCATTGTCTAGTTGTTCTTAGTATACGAGTGTTACTACTTGCACTTTCAGCATCGCAATGAATGCCTGCTCTTAATGCATCACCTAGACGTTTGGCCCAACTGACTGCAAAATTTTCTGGATGCGGAGCACGACCCATGTAAAACAATTGAGCATCATCCATTGCAAACGCATGTGGGTTGACCGCTTCGGCAGCCGCGGTATGGCTATCACCATTTACATAAAATATCATAACATATTTTCTTTAGCGTAATTAAACAACGTATTTGCCCACGTAGATTGAGCCGTATCATCGTAATGAAAGGGATCACCATCAATTGCTGTGATTTTTTTTGATTCTAAGAACTTAGCCATACACCCGGTGTCGTCATATGGCATAAAAAAGTTTTTATTCCATGTAACATGATTGTTTATAGATTTAAAATTATCATATGTGCACCAAAATAAATGACGAATTTTACGATCCACTAATTCTATATGCAATTGGTGTATTCTATCGTGCCACATATTGGTGCATTGTTGCATGTACTCTGGAGTTAATGTTTTTTTCCATTGTTCGAATTTTGCTTTTGTTGGTTCCGGCATCCCAAAATCGGGGCCACCACATACTGAAATATTATTATATAACCAAGGCCATTCTTCACGCTCGGTGCTGGTCCACCCTATAAACAAAAATGTATCTGGATCCCACGCCGGATCTGCTAAAAAGTACTCTATATGTTGTTCTATCCAATAGTTACTGGCCCCATTTTTGCTCCAACATCTAAAAGATTGATTCATTTGATGACTAAACACTGACACCATATTTTTAGGATCCGGCTGATCCTGGGTCTCAGTGCAAGCCGGAAACATATTACTATCACCTATAGCTAAAATCATTATGAAACTTCTGTTCTACCGTCTCCGATGTCGCGTTGCTTGACAACACGAGCGGGATTATTAGCCATTTCTTGTTCCCATGTCTCCATGACCACGTGTCGGCACACATTCTGAAACCATCGATCTACAATGTCTGAGTCTTTATCGTCTGGTCTACCTTGGTATCCTGCTCGTACCAAGTTGGCAACAAACTTGTCATTCCAATCCAGTTCAAAAGCACCTTGATGC